GTGTCGGCTTATTGATGTTGCGGAATGCTTTACCAAAAAGCACAAACGTCATGGCATCCAGAATAGTGGATTTGCCATGACCATTAGCGCCAATGATTAGATTTGTTTTTGCGGAAACTAAATCAATCTCGGTAAACTGATTGCCTGTAGATAATAGGTTCTTCCACTTAACTTTCTTGAATGTTATCATTCTTTTGGATTTCTTTCACTCTCTCATCAAGGATTTCTCTAAGAGTATTCCTTGTGATAATACCATCGTATTCAAGTCTTGCTAATGCACCCGCTGCTGTAGGATCACAAAACTCATTTAGTGTTAGACCTAACTTCTTTGCTCTTGGCATAACTTCATTAGTCAAGATAGCATAACACTTTTCCGATATCTCTGCTTCACTCATGGAATGCCCATGAGTTGCTTGTATTCATTGAGACGGTATTCAACATCACCAATCTCAAGAATAATGTTCTCACGATTCCTATCACTCATACCGAAACGCTTGACCTTACAAAGTTCCTTTGTTAGTTCGGCCATCTCTTCTATAAGTTTATCATCGGCGGCACCGATGTGTGCGTATTCAGGATTCATTCCACATTCTCCAATGATATAGCTTCCACATATACTTCACGCATATAAGTTTTCATCTTATCATTATCTACAGGTAAAGTCAAGTTAGAAATGTAACTGTCGAGAATGGTAGGAGTGTCCTGTGCTTGATCCACAAGCTCATCAGGATTGGTATCGGTAAACAGATTGATATCCTCAACGATAGAGATATCTGCTGGAGATTCCTGATGTAGCTTTTCCAAAAGCATATCAAACGCAAATGGATTCGACTTGTTCACACATACAATCTTAACATATGTGTCCTTATACTTGCTGTAATCTGTGGCATGAATCTTCTCAATAATATCAGGATGCTTCACATCATCGTAAGATACCATATGAAAAATACTAAAAGGATTACGATAGAAAGTAACTTCCAGTGTTTCTGTATCAAGTATTGAGAAGCCGCGAGGATCGTTATAATCACTCCAAATGTGCTCAGAAAAAGCACCCAGATAGTGAATATTGTTGCGGCTGCTGCGGTGATGATAATGCCCACTATAAACACTAACAAAGCGACTAAAAATGCTAGAACTTTGTCCATGATCAGATACTTGTCCTTTATAAAACTCAAAACCTTCCAGTTCTAAGTGCCCCATTAGAATAGGTGCTTTGCTATTGTTGATTGCGTCAAATGCTTGTTGCTCGTTATCCTTAGTAATCCAAGGCATAAGCAAAATCTCACACGCACTAATATTGAGAGTGTAAGGAGTAGAATGTGTGGTGATATATTCATATCTATCACCAACTAACTCTTCAAGAGCATTGATCTTGTATGTATCCTTATAATACTCATCATGATTGCCAGCAATGATATGCATTGGAATACCAGCATCTTCAATCTTCTCAAGAAAATCTGTGCGAAGACGATATGCGGTATTGATGTTCACATACTTGCGTCTATCTACCAGATCACCGAGATGAATGATATCGGTAACATAGTTGGCTTTGATTGTGGGTAGGAAAAACTCATCTACACACTTCTTGAAATAGTCCAAGAAGATAGGGGAGTCATTTCTGACTCCCCAATGAGTATCGGTAATCAGCGCAACTTTAGCCAAGATATTCTCTCCACTCTTCTGCAAACGAACAGTTGATGGCATCCTTAAACATAGGAGCAATCTGACTATCACGGAAGCCAGCCAATCCACAACCAACTCGCGTTACAAACCACTTTGTATTAGGCATTGCTTTTGTTACTGAACAAAAGACAGAAACATCAAACTCAATCAGTTTCAAATCTCGCGTGAATAGATTAGCATCCTTAGTCGGAATAGCATAACACTTTCCAGTCAGACCAAGACCTTCACCCCACACAGCACCAAACTTATCTATTGCTACCTTAGCAGCACCAGCACCATGAATGCCAGCTAGATTACTTCCAAATACCCAAATCTCTCCATTTTGTGGAAGAGTACCATCACGATGAAATTCCATTACGCCTTTTTCTTTCCTTGAGTGTTAGCTATATAAAGTTCATTATCGTACTTTTTTACAGCTTTGTCAAGTGCTTCCTGTATGCTAACCAATCTTTGTCTATAGTTTTGTCTCAAGTGAACACTTTCCTTCTTATTCAGTAGGCTATTGATCAGGTGTTCAATCTGAAACGGCACTTCGTTGCTCATCTTTTTCTTCCTCATAAAATTTCTGTAAGCCTTCTTTTGTTTGCTTACGCTTTACTTTCTTTTCGTGTTCTCTCTTTTCGAACTTTGCCATGAAGTCATTGATGTTATCATACATCTGAGTTGGCATCAAGTGATTATCATCATTGTCTACAAGAAATCCAGAGTTGCCTGAGTTGACAATGCTTTCCTGGTAGTTCTTATATATGATATATCTGTTCTTCTCTTCTTTTCCTATTCGTCTAAGAAAAGCATAATATATGATTTGTGTGAAATACGCAAATGGATTCTGTCCGATCTCTGGATTGTAATCTTTGAAATACATTATACAGTTTTCAATGCCATCGGATATCATCTCATCACGGTAAGAGTAGTTGATGAACCTTGGCATAGTGGAAAGTTTCTTTGCGATCTTGTAAATACACTCACCAATGTATTCTGGTAAACGTGGATCTTGTTTACCTTCAGCTCTTGCTTTCTGGACATTCTCTCTGTATTTTAGGATCTCTTCGTAGAACTTTTTGTTGTCTACATAATGCACTGTAACTTTTTTCATTCAATCTCACTTTTCTATTGACAAATGCTTGACAGCGTGGTATAAAGGCTATGTCAGCCATCATATGAATAACTTTAAATGGTAGTTAGAGACTTAAGCTTCTTGATTTGCTTATCAATCTGTTCTTTACGATTTGGCCATTTGATCATAGGCTTATCAGGATCTTTAGCTAGATTTTCTAGTAGAGGCATAAAGATTTTACTAAGAGCAGACAATCTTAGTTTTAAGTCATCAACTTCTTCCTGAAGAGAAGAGTATTCTTTATTTTCCTCAATAATATCGCTTTCATCAGCAAATGTAAATCCAAAGTCATCTTCGTCTTCCAGGTCTAGGTATATGTTCTTATCGTTTGCCATCAGTGTAAGCTTCCTTTATCATCTTTATTTCCAAGTAGTTCTTTAAGCATTTCAAGTTTTTCCTCATATGATTCATCCGATAGAGGATCATCATATTCGATGTTGTCTTTTGATTCGGAACTTAAGAAGTGTTCAACTGAGTTCCAATAATGAGAAACCATTCCTTCAGCTGGTAATGTTTTAAAAAGGACTTCACTCTTATCTATCTCAAATATTTGGTCTAGAGAAATCTTGGAAAATACCCATTGCATAAGAGAGATAGAAAGAAATCCACTCTTGCTTCCTTTCAAGTAAAGTATCTTACAAGGATTAATAAGAATCATAGTCTTATCAGTTTCTTGAACTTCCGTTATTAAATCTTCACCACTTTTTAGTCTTAGAAACTGAATCTCTGATTCCATTGTTTTTATCCTTTTAACTCAATCTTATAAATTTTGAAGTTGAACTTCTCTTCCGTATATACTTTAAGACGTTCCGCAAAATGCTTTAGAGTATAGTTCTCATGTTTCTTGTATCGCATGTCATCTGCGATATCGAACAACTGTGCTGATTCTTTTGTATCAGACTTTCTAAGTCCACGGCCAATAGACTGTAGATTTCTTATCCGAGACTTAGACGGGCTAGCAAATATAATGTTATGGAGATTTCTAATATTGATTCCAGTGCTAAAAGTACCAAAACTAGCCACAATAATAGCGTTTGTTTCCGACTCAACGATCTTACGAACTTCTTCACGTATGTCCACATCTGTTTCACCACTTACAAAGAAAACTTTTCTATCTGATCCAACTTTCTCGGAGATAAGGTTATGGAGTATTCTTCCGTGCTTGTCAACGTACTGGAATAAGACGAGGGTATTTCCGTTGAGGGATACCGCAAGATTGCTAATGAACCTATTTCGGGACTCATTAAGTACCAAGTATTCAATTTCT